ATTTCTGGATTACCTAGAAGCGGACTATCCTGATGTATTGAGTGGCTGGAACTCCGAGTTTTTTGATATACCGTATATTGTCGCGCGGTGCGAGAGAATATTAGGCGAAGAGTATGTTAATAAACTATCTCCCCTACGGCGCGTATACTTTCGTAATATTAAAGGTAAATTTGGTCGAGATCAAAAGCGTTATTATATTGATGGTATGTCGTCCATCGACTATTTAGATATATATAGACGATTTTGTCTTAAGCTTCGTGAGTCATATAAGCTCGATGCTATTGCTGAAATTGAGTTGGGTGAAAAGAAAGTTGACTCAGGAGGAATGGGCCTCTCGACTCTTGCTGATACAGATTGGAATAAATTTGTTGAATATAACATTCAGGACGTTAACCTACTAGTTAAGATGGAGGAGAAGCTACAGTATATATCTCTACTACGAATGCTCTCTTATGTCGGATTAACAACACTAGAAGGTGCAATGGGTACTATCTCTGTCATTAATGGCGCACTTACTATTAAGGCGAGAAAACGAGGTGAGGTTCTATCAACTTTCGTGCGTAAAGAAGGCGCAGGTAAGAATCCGGGTGCGTATGTTTCCGAGCCTAAGAATGGATTTATGACTAACGTTGTATCATTCGATGCTAATTCTCTTTACCCTAACGTGATGATATCACTTAATCTTTCACCTGAAACAAAGATAGGTCGTGTTGAGAAAAATAACGATGGTAAGATTATTGTATATCATGTATCAGGTAAGAGTATAGAGCTAACACCAGCTAAATTTTCTGCATATATGAAAGCGGAAAAATGCTCGCTAACCAAGGCTGGGTTTTTATTCTCACAGAAGAAAAAGGGTATTATTCCTGAGTTTTTAGATTACCATTATCAAGAACGCGTAGAGATTAAAAAGAGATTATTTGAGGCTAAAATGAAACTCTCGCAGTTATCTAAAAACGATAAAGAATATCGCGAGTTAAAGTTTGAGGTAGAGCGACTTAATACAAAGCAAATGGTGATTAAGATCCTAGTTAATTCGTGTTACGGTTACATGGGCAACAAACAGGCACCAATTGGCGATGATGATATTGCATCGTCTGTAACACTTACAGGTCAGGCAGTTATCAAGCAAGCCGGTAAGTTACTGCAAGACTATCTTCGTGAAAATTTTCATATTACTAATGAGCATACCTTAAATGAGAGCTGGGTTTATTCAGATACTGACTCGTGTTATTTTTCGTTAGGTTGTATAGAAGACCAGGTACCCATTAAACATAATAACGAGATAAATCCCAAGTTTTATGAAACAGTACAGAATTTAGAAGATTATCTAAACACCCACATTACTACTTGGGCAATAAAATCATTAAAAACAGAGGACTGTAGATTCGTGTTTAAGCGTGAGTGTATTAGTGATGTTGCTGTATTTCTTCAGAAGAAAAGATACGTAATGCATATTTTAGATGATGAGGGCATTAAGGTTGATAAGTTCAAGTATACTGGTGTTGAGGTCGTTAGAACGACAATGCCGAATGCCATTAAGCCTTATGCTAAGAAAATTATTGAGACAATGCTTACTACGCAGTCACTACTAAAGACAAATAGTATTCTGAATGAGACTTACGATACCTTTAAAACTCTTAAGCCAGAAGATATTGCTTTCGTTATGGGCGTTAAGGGTTACGATAAATATGCAAAGTTGTGCAAAGATCTAAACATAGGTAAGGGTACCCCTATTCATGTTAAAGCAGCATATTTACATAACTACATTAACCGTAGACATAATATTGAAAACAAGTATGAAAACATTAGCTCTGGTGATAAGACACGATATTTTTATGTACAGCAACCTAATAAATACGGTATTGACGTTATAGGTTTTAAATATAACTTACCTGAGGAATATGAAGACTTATTTAAGGTAGATTATGAAAAGATGTTTGAGAAGATCTTATTTAACTCTATTGAGCGGTTTTACCAAAGTGTCAATTGGCAAATACGTAAACCATCGCAAAATGTTAAGTGTGAGTTATTTGATTTATTTTCTGCTTAATACTTGCAAAAAATACTTACTATACTAAATTACTTGTATGATTACCTTAGTAGATCAAATCGGCAGAACAGTTATCGGTAAACTTGTAAGTGAAACAGAAACCACACTTACAGTTGATAATCCTGTTATCATTCACGTACAACCTAATCCTCAAACCGGTCAATTGCAGGTTCAATCCTTTCCGTATTTATTTATGGAGTTTATTGATAAGAACAGCCGCGGCGATAATAACTGGACGTTTCACAAGTCGTCCATTGCAACATCTTCTGTTAAATTAGACGAGCGTATCATTATGCAGTATGAGAATATTAATACCCCTGCACCACAACAACCGCAAGGTGATGCTGAGGTAATTAAGCTATTTGAAGATTAATTTGATTAAATAAATTTAGCAGACCCTCGATGCCTCTTAACAATGCACACTTTCGAGGGTGTTTTTTGTCTTGATTTATAGAGTATAGTATTTATTTTTTAAGGTAAAGTATATCACCTTCAGTAAAAATATGCTTTGTAGTTGACCGACGCCGAATTTTACGAACACCAGTTCGTTTGAGATTGATAATACTAATACCATCTAAACCTGTTAATCTTGTACAATCAGTTACATTATTAAATTTAAGCTCACCTAGAAATTGAGATATAATAATAAACGGAATACTTCTCGGATCTATATAATCATCTCCCCATATCTCCTGTAACGACTTTCCCTTTCTATAACAAACCCAATCACCTTTATACCTCTCCTTTGATGTTTTACCTTTAACAGGATTAACCCACCCTGGTTGCATTTCCTGCATTGTTCTATTTTTTCGACTACCGACTCTACCTGTAACTTTTCGTCTTAATTCATCATCCCAATAAACAGCACTCCCGCAATTTTTATTTAACCATTTATTATTAGATTTAGATTTAACATATTTAATAACTCTAGACTCCCATAACAAAGCACTTTTAACATCTTTAAAAGTGCGTCTCACTTGTATTATATCAGGTTCTCCATACATTAATCTATAGTCTTTAACATATTTTGAAGAAGTAAAATATGATACCCATAGGTCATCTGGATGACAACCATATTTGTAAATACAGTTTAGTTTTTTTGAATACCTAACACCGTAATAAAATTTGTTTTGCTTCGACCAACCTATTAAATAGCAATAAGGTGTATAAATAGGTTTATGCTGTTGGTTTAATTTCATAACAATAGAGTAGTTAGGAGGTAGGATTCCGTGAACTACAATTATATTTATGTTGATTTGTATATTTATTACTATAATATATAAATATGAGTAGATTTGAAGATAAAGATATTGAGAAGGCACTAGACTCTATAGATGAAATTAACCCATTCGCGACTTACCTAAGTGATAATACCCTAAGTAGAGTTTCAGGCTGGATAGATACAGGAAGCTATGTTCTTAATGCAATTATATCGGGATCCGTATATGGTGGTATACCTAAAGGCAGGGTAGTTATGCTAGCAGGTGAAAGTATGACCGGTAAATCTTTATTTGTACAAAAAATACTTGCTAGTGCACAAAAGGAAGGTCTTATTCCTGTTATTTTTGACACAGAAAATGCTGTAGACAGCGACGGTGCTGAAAGGCTTGGTTTAGATGTATCTAAAGTCAAATATGTACCGTGTGTTAGTATTGAACAGACGCGAAATGCTCTTTATAAGTTTTTAACATCAGTTCAAGAAAAGAAACTACAAGGTAGATTCATTGTAGCTATCGATTCGCTCGGTAATCTTCAATCTGAACTTGAACACTCACGAATGGGTAAAGAAAGTACGAGTTCAGATATGGGTTCGAAAGCGAGAGCAATGAAGACATTGTTGCAAACGTGTACTAATTTAGGTTCGGTAACGCAGACGACAATTTTGCTGACAAATCACGTGTATGATGATCCGACAGCAATGTTTCCGTCGATTGAAAAGAATATGCCCGGTGGTAAAGCGTGTGTTTACCTTCCATCTGTTACAGTTCAACTAGCTCGTAAGCCTGTTAAGGATGATGGTGGTAAAACTACCGATACCACACTTGCTGTAGGTCAGAAAAACTACTCCGGTATTATTATTAGAGCTCTTACTCGTAAGAATCGCTTCATTAAACAGTATCTTGAAGGTGAAATGTTCTTATCATTCTCAACTGGACTTGATCGTTACTATGGACTACTCGATCTTGCAGTTGGCCACGGTATTGTTATTCAAGGTGGCGCTACCTATACCCTAGAAGACGGTACTAAGCTCGGATATTATCGGAATTGGCGGAAAGATACTAAGCTCTGGGAAGAAACTATTATTCCTAAGCTTGAGTTGAAGATTAAAAAGGAGTGGTCATACTCAAACGACGAATCAGAAGCACCAGAAGAAATTATTGAAGTAAATGAGAGCTTATAAAGCAGTAGACTATATTCAATGGATATGGAAACGTATCTGGAATATTGAGTACTCTAAGTCTAAAATTAAACAAGACATTAAACAGGGTGCTGTAAAGTTAAACGATACAAAGATTAAGGAAGACGACATATTTATATTTGAAGACCATGAGTAAAAAATTAGTTTTAGCATTTAGCGGTGGTGCAGATAGTACTGTACTGCTTTTTATGGCAGCATCACAAGGTTATGATGAAATTCATACCGTTACGTTTGACTAAGATCGGAAGA